CATCCCGACTCGAAGTAGACATCGAACGAGCTTCACACAAGATCGTTGAGATGTGGATGGAGGGAGATAAAGCTTTCGGTAAATCTGAGGTATTGGTACATACACCTTCCGGTAAGATTTTGGAAGGACTGCTGATGAGTGATGTGGGGTTGGGCGTATCTACTAGGGGATCCGGTAAGATGGATGAATCTTCTGGTCGGATATCTAACTTTCATATGGCCACGGTCGATGCTGTATGGGGGCCATCTGCTCACTCTGCTTACCCCGAAACGGTGATGGAGTCTATTCAACTGTATAAGCGGGGTGAACTGATTGGTGATCTGGCGGAAGCTGTTATACATGATGTCCAAGCCCAAAAGTACTTTCAGAAAGAACTAAAGCGATTCATTGAGTCGATCAAGACTAAATAAAACCATGAAATTAGGAGTTTAACAACATGTCCACTAAAAAATTGAAAGACCTATTTGAGAGCTCAGTCCTCAACGAAGAGAGCAAGGCAATGGTACAGGAAGCATTTGATGCTGCCGTTAGCACCGAGCTAGACTCTTTGCGCGAAGCCGAAGAACTGAAGTTCGCAGAAAAGCTTTCCGAAGCTCGCGATCAATTTGCAACAGAAATGGTCAGTATTATCCGCGAAGCCGTTGATGCCGAAATCGTTGATCTGAAAGAAGAAATAGTGAATTCTCGTACTTTGGAAGAGACGTATGCTGAGAAGCTGGTAGCGTTCAAAGAAAAATTCTATGAGTCTGCTTCTAGTAAAATGGATGCAGCAATCGAAGAAAAAGTAAAAGCAGAGATGGATGAACTTCGTGATTCTATTGATGAAGCTCGTAAGAATGAGATGGGTCGTAAGATCTTCGAATCATTTAAAGCAGAAATCCTGGAGCAGGGTATGGTTGATGAGTCTGATCTGAAATCAGTTCAGGGAATCAAAAACCAAATGGCTGAACAAGAAAAAACTATCGACAGTCTCAAGCGGGATTTGAAATTGAAAGAAATCCTGGAAAGTGTAACTGAAGCAAAGAAAGGTGTTGTATCCACAATGTTGGAAGACACCGACACAGACAACCTGGAATCCAAGTTTGAGAAAATTATGGAATCCATGTCCAACAGTGATGGTGATGATGATAAGTCATTGGAAAAAGCTAAAAAAGCCAAAGCTAAAAATGCAATGTTGGAAGAAAGCGCTGTTATTATTTCTGAAAACAAGTACACGAACAAAAAAGAGATCAATCGTCGGTTCCAGGCACGTCTGGCTGCGGGTTTAGAAGACTGATAACTCGTTTTTAAAAACGAGTTTGATAAATAACAATAAGAAACTAGGAGTTTACTAAAATGTCTGATTATGAAAATTTTGAAGAAATGAAAGGAGACTTGCTTGATGGCGTAAAAGGCCGTAAGCGTGTTTTCCTAGAACAGATGATGGATCAAGGTCATAAAGTTAACGGCACCCAGGGTGCAATGGCTGAACAGGTCCAGTTGTTTGGCGAGTCAACCTCAACCGGCTCCACTACCACTTCTGACATCACACGTTATGACCGTTTGTTTATGCCGTTGATGCGTCGGGTAATGCCTTCATTGTTCGCAGTTGAATTGTGTGGTCTGCAACCGCTGGACGGTCCTCGCGGCAACATCCGTACTATCAAGAAAGAATACAGCCGCAGTGTCCTCGACACTGCCGGTGGTTCTAACCTTGTTACTGCTGGTGATGAAGCTTCTGCCCAGAATGTTTACGACAAGTACTCATTGATTAACAGTACCGACGAGTATGATTCCGTTGATGCTATGGATCCGTTTGACCAAACAGTGAACTTGGAAGGCGATCGTGGTAACCCCATGAAGCTGGAAGTCATCATGAAGCAGGTAGAAACAGTTAACCGTAAGCTGAGTGCTGCTTACTCACTGGAAGCTGAAGATGATGCCGATTCTCTGGACAATCTGTCCATGGAAAGTGAAATGATCGCAACTCTGTCGGATCAGGTTCGTCGCGACATGGACGTTGAAGTCCTGACTCGTATGAAAGGTTTGGCTGGTACCGTTCGATCTCTTGATTTTGCTAATGTAGATGGTCGTTACGCAGGTGAGAAACTTTCTGCTATGACTATCAGCATCGATGAAATCTCTGCTGAGATCTCTCGTAAGACCAAAATCGGCGGTGCATCATGGATTGTTGCTTCTCCGCGCATTATCGTTGGTTTGAAGAACGCGTCCAACTCCGGTTATATGCCTAACCAGGAGCATGGTTACAACGTCTCTGCCTCTGCGATGGTTGGTACTTACAACGGTCTGCCGGTTTATGTGGACAATGCTTCTGAGTCTGATTACTACCTGTTGGGTCACAAGTCATCCGATCAGGATACTGGTTTGATCTACAGCCCGTATATCGGTCTCGCAAGCTCTGGTCTGATCGTCAACCCAGAAACGTTCGATAAGCGCATGGGTATCCGTACTCGTTACGCGCTGACCGACTTCACCGATTCCACCACGGATCTGGCTCACAGCCCCGACTTCTTTGGTCGTGCGACTGTTGCCAATCTGACACTGGGCTTCACGTCTTAATAAACTGAAGATACCATCGGTTCTACTCTAAACCCGGTTCGCCGGGTTTTTTTGTGCCTGTACAAAAAGTTTCGGGTACTGTACAATTTTAAAGCAAACATACGAAGGTGATCATCTTGAAAACATTCGACGAATTGGCCAATATACTGAAATCGCTAACCTGCACTCCGGCTGCATTGAATAAGCTGGGCGTGGTTGATGATGTGGTTGCGTGTACTCAATTTCTGGATGAATGGTACCCTGATTATGATATTCGTTTAAGTGATAGAACTCATGTTATAAAACAAGGATACGACAGCATACATTCAATTCCGAAATGCTGGTGCGGTCATCCGGTAAAGTTCAAGAAGAGGGGGATGGCTTCTGGCTGTTCTGACGCGCACATTAAACAGGCATCGGCCAACAAGGCCAAAGCAACCTCGATTGATCGCTACGGGACCGAGTATGCTGCACAGTCGCACGATATCAAAAGTAAGATAAGAGAGTCGGCCAAGTCGGTTGATTGGTCCCTTAGATACGAAAAAACCAAACAAACAGTGCTTGAGCGTCTGGGGGTGGATAATGTGTCCCAGGCAGAATCCGTTAAAAGGAAAAAGTCATCGACGTGTGAAGCAAACTATGGGGTACCCAACTTCTCACAGTCTTCCGAGTTCACCGCCATCATGAAAGATCACAATGAGAACCATCGCGACGGACTGTGGTTGTTTCAGACAGACGAATTTAAAGCAGCATTACCCGAAGTATCGGAACAGACCAAACAAAGACGCACAGATACCTTCAACCGACGATACGGGGTGTCTAACCCCATACAAATACCCGCCGTTCGTGCTGAGCGTATACAACGCGACGGAGCCCTCTTCAAAACGTCCGTACTGCCTCCTGACATAGAGGCCATACTATCGGACAAAGATACGCTACAAACGCTATACGATCAGTATGAGACTCTGGATAGTGTATCTGATGTAGTGGGTGTCAGTAGAGCGACACTAAGTCGAAGAATGAATGACCACGGCATCGATATGACGTTTAAGTTTGCTTCAGTCGCCGAGAACTCGCTTGCAAGCTACGTCGCTTCCATCTACGACGGTGAGATCTTGCGGCAATACCGGGTGGATAACAAGGAACTGGATATTTTCATACCAGAACTGAATATCGGCATCGAGTACAACGGACTGTATTGGCATGGCTCCATGTTCAAAAAGAGACATTACCACCAGGATAAGTCTCTGTTCTTCAAAGACCGGGGGATTCTGGTTATCCACGTTTGGGAAGATGATTGGAATGACAACAGAGAAATCATTCAGAAAAAGCTGAAGAGTAAGATTGGAAAAAGCAGATCCATAGGTGCTCGGAAGACAGTCGTCCGAGAGATCGACCGACGACTGGCCAGGCCAATATATGAACAGAATCATGTCCAGGGATTTGTTGGAGCAACCCGCCATTTAGGGCTTTACTATCAGGAAGAGCTGGTTGCTGTTATGTCGATGAAACGTCATGACGATGACGTGTGGGAGATTGTCAGATTCGCTTCATCGGTACATGTATCTGGTGGTTTCAGTAAGTTGCTCAAGCACTTTAAGAAGAACAATATTTGGACATCCATGTACACCTTCGCGTCACTTGACTATAGTCACGGAGACATCTACGAGAAGACTGGGTTCGAGTTTTCGCATGTAACCGTACCTGGCATGTGGTATGTGAAAAAGGATAAGCGATATCGTAGAGAGCAGTTCATGAAACACAAACTGGCCAGTAAGCTGGAAAACTATGACCCGGCACTCACCGAGCGCCAGAACATGATCAACCACGGGTTCTGGCAGCTTCACGACTCCGGGAGTATAAAATATACCTTGACAAATTCCATACAATTGCTAGAATAAATACCGTAAAGAGGGGTAATGTATGTTAGTACGAAAATCAACGTATGATTCGCTGCTCCACGAACATGTGGAACTACAACAAGAATATGCGACTGCTATTATGGAATCGGAGGACATCAAAGCCGATTACCAACGACTGTTCGATGAATTTGAAGATCACAAATTAAAATCGATTTCTAAAGAAAAGACGTTTTTCGTCCTGGAGTTTCATGATGACATGGAGACGGTTTCGCCTGTCGGTTATGTGAAGGATCGTGACGGGGTTAACAAGCTGGTCGAGCGAGGCTGGCTTGCTTCCAATAAAGTAGACGATTCATTTGCAGTCCAGTTAGCTCTGGCCGCAGCATCAACAGACTTTATGGTTAACATGATTGATGCCTTTTCAGAAGAACTGGAGGAACCCGACGATGAATAAGAACATCATAATCGACATGAACAATATCGCATGGATCATCCGGCACGCTTCCAAGCTGGAGCCGAAGAAAGTTGAAGCCTATGCGACCGAATACATTGCAATGTGTATGATTGATCTGGTCTGTAATATGTACAAAGAGAACCAGGGAACCGGGATCCTATGTACCTATGATTCTTCGAACGTCTGGCGTAAAACCATTTATGCTGACTATAAGAATCGTGGGCATGATGATATCTATCACGAAGTAGTACGAGATGCTGTTGATATGACTAAGGAATTCTTCGATACCGTCACCAACATCAAGACGGCTAAAGTCTCCTTCACCGAAGCAGATGACATTATCGGAGTGGCTGTCCAAGAAAACACGATCGATTGTGAGAATGTGATTATATCGTCGGATAAGGATTTCGTTCAGCTTCTCGGCAACCCGAAGACCACTCTCTACTCACCCTCCCAGAAGAAGTTCCGGGTGAGCGATGACCCAGAGTATGATCTGTTCCTTAAGTGTGTGCGAGGGGACAAAAACGATAATATTTTCAGTTGCTATCCGCGAGTACGTGAGACTGTAATTCATGAAGCGTTTTCGACTCCCGAGTCTTATACTGATTTCATGGAAACGATTCTTAAATCGGGAGATAAGGTAGGTAAGGGTTATGATCTCAATCAGAACCTGATCGATCTACGCAAGCAACCGGTTAACATCCGAGAACGCATTGTTGATGAGCTCAATCGACCCACGCAGATGAATTTCAACAACAAGATCGCGCTTGAGTTTGCCAGGGATCACCACTTCAAAGCCAACATCGAAAAATTCATGGATGGCGAGTATACATCGGCACTAAAATCCGAGTATGTTTTCGACGATAAATACAAGCAGCCAACGCCTTAAAGGAGGTCGCAATTGAAAAAGATAATCACTGTAGACGGTAAACAAAAGCACGTATTCGTTCTTCGAGAAACGGATCAGCATTTTGTGTACATTTCACTACATCACATCGATCGGGTCGATTACGATCGTATGAAACAACTGACAAAAGATACTGATGTTGACCTACTGGAAGCCATGAAGACCCACCGATTCGACAATGGAGTTCTCGGGCTCAATTTGTATCGAGAGGTTATCAAGACTGCCCGTAAGCACGAAGTCAAAGCGACTAAGCCATCGGTATATCTTGCTGACCAACCGGCGGAACCCATCAGCCCGGAAGGTCATGTAAATACGCCAACGGCAGAACCTACGGGGGTGGATTTGACCAAGGCCGATGAGGTAGCTAAGAAGCCGCCAACCACACCGGTTTCCGAGAAACCACGCCGTCGCCCCGGTCGTCCGAAGAAAAACCCCGCCAAGTAAGTTAAAAAGCCGCATTATGCGGCTTTTTTGTTGTAATATCCTACGGATCATGGTATCTTTACTCAAATATACGTCGAAGGAGTAAAGATGCGATTAACCGAACCACAAACGGAAGGCTATGCATACTGTATGAACCTGATTCAGATGTACAACTTCAGTCGATTGAACTCGAATATAACGAGTACCAAAACCTACAATCAAAACGGATTTGTACTTTCCGGACATGCGGGTACCGGTAAATCCAAAGTCATCGAGAAACTAATCACTGATTTGTCAGCTTCCGGAATCTATGGGAAAGTCATCACCTTCACAGGTAGAGCAGCTTCCCACCTTGCCGGTAATGGGGTTCCTAACACAGGCACCGCCCATGCGCTTCTCATGGAGCCTGTGCTGGACGAGAAAGGTAACCTCAAGTACTTTGCCAAACGATCTCTTTCAGCAGTGTATGAAGCTGTTGGGGGGTTCTTACTCGTCGAGGAAGCGGGGATGATGCCCTGGAGTTTGATAGAGTCGTTCCTGACTCTGAATATCCCAGTGATTTTTGTGGGAGACGATGAGCAGCTTGAAGCTATCAATGATGAAAACGTATTCAGTATGCCCGTTGCTGAATCGTGGGGAGGATTTTTCTTATCCGACATACTGCGAACGGCTGAGGATTCGCCGATCGATTACCTGGCTAAGAACATCCGCGAGAATAACCTCTTAGCACTACCCAATGGAGTTGTCCCAGGCGACACCATAAAGTTCGGAAAACTGTCTACAGCATTCACGGGGTTTATTCGAAATCATTGTCGGGAATTTGATGCCATTATCTGCGGCACCAACAAGACCCGCAAAAAAATCAACAGCCATGTTCGTTTTGCGATGGGGTACAATGACGAGATTCCGGGGGTAGGAGAGAAGCTAATTTGTCTTAAGAACACGGTGAAGTCGAACCAGAACATCAATAACGGCGAGCTATTCGAAGTGGTTGGTGTATATAAGTCATCAAAGAAGAACTGTCACAAATACTCGATCAAAAAGATGGAAGGTATCAGTAAGTACACTATCACGGTTGATGTTGATGATGAGATGTTCTCAAGCGAGAATCGAATAGAAGACAATAAATCAGACAGGGAACTGTGCGACTTTACTTTTGGTTACGGAATATCCTGCCATAAGGTTCAGGGATCTTCCATTGAGAATGTACTGTTCCTGGACGAAAATGTTTCGTTCTTTTTGAATCAGAAAAAATTCAGATATACAGCCGTGACTCGCGCATCGAAGCACATCACGATATTGAAATAAGGGGGAAATCCTTTGGAAGACTTGACACCATTTGCGAACTCGGACTATCAAAAAGAGATAGCCGAACTAAAAAAGCAGGGAACCACCAATGCCGCGATGGCAGATACAACAGGGCGATCGTATGAGTCGGTACGATCAGCAGTCCGTAATATGCGTAAGCGAAAAGGAACGCCGACTTATCGAGAGAATCGAAAGTTCACGACTCATGATATGTTCAGCATCATCTCAATGATAGAAACTCAGGGAGTTTCAGTTATAGATGTTGCGGATGTAATGGGCTGTAATGAAACCACCATCCGGAAGTTCATGAACAAACGCAGCTACAAGGAATTCTGGGACGATTATGACGAGGACAGCAAGCCAATTGCGTCCGGCCAGATCTCACCACCCGAGAGAAAACGCAAGAAGATCGATGGTAAAAAGTTCATATTTCTGGCTGCACAGAACAACACCCACGTTCATCGCGATTTCATGAAGAGCATCGAGAACTTTGCTAAGCACAATGACGCACAAATCATTGTCAGCACGTTCACTTATAACAAGCACGGATTCCAGAATCAAGTGAAGAGCGATGATGATCTGTGGTTCGATCCTGCAATCAAACAGTACATTGTCAACGAACCAATAGAGATATGCGAGGATCTTGTATTTTGCGGGGAGCTGAACATCCTGCCAACCGCAGTCGATCCATTGAGTGGCCTCCATAGTTACACGGGAGGGGCTTCCGGTATTGTCCCTCATGCTAAAATGCAGCTCGAATCGATACCTAATCATAAATCGAGTGATGTTAAAATTATGTACACTACCGGAGCCGTTACGCAACGGAACTACATCCAGAAAAAAGCAGGACAGAAAGCAGAATTCCATCACATATATGGGGCTGTTTATGTTGAGATCGATGAAGAAGGCGATTGGTTCGCCAGGCAGTTGAGTGCTGATTCGGATACCGGGTGCTTTTATGATCTCAACCGGTACTATACTCCGAAGGAGATAACTGATTGCGCCTACGTAGAAGCAATTAATTGGGGGGATCTCCACTCAGAGAAAAAGGATCATGCCGTATATGAAGCCTGCTTTTCCGGAGAGACCACGATCCTGGATAAGTTAAAACCGAAGTATCAATTCGTGCATGATGTGTTGGATTTCACCAGCCGGAATCATCATAACATCGGTGATCCATATTTCCGATTTGAAAAACATATACGGGGAGAGGATTCGGTCAAGGGCAACATCTTTGACGTGATTGGTACTATAAGTTCAATGACGCGTGATTTTAGTGAGATCATCATTGTCGAGTCAAACCACGATTTAGCTTTGGAAAAATGGTTGAAAACTGCGGACTATAAAATTGACCCAGAGAACGCGATTTTCTTTCTTGAATGCCAGTTGAAAAAATACAAAGCGATTGAACGTGGAGAGGATGATTTTTCGATTTTCGAATGGGCGGTCAAACGGAATGCCGAACACTTGCAACATGTCAGATTTCTGAAAACGGACGAATCGTTTCGAATATGCGATCGAGACGGCGAGGGAATCGAGTGCGGGCAACATGGACATAACGGCGCAAACGGAAGTCGTGGTGGGGTTGGCGTGTTTCGTCGAATGGGAAGTCGATACAATGTCGGGCATTGTCACTCAGCGACCATTAAAGATGGAGTGTATTATGCTGGGGTTATGGGTAAGTTGTCGATGGGGTATAATGTAGGCGGGGGCTCGTGGAGTCATAGTCTTATCGTCACGTACCCCAACGGAAAAAGAACGATCATAACGATGAAGAAGAGTAAAGACGGCAAAGCTAAATGGAGGGCTTAATATGCTTACAGAACTTGAACGAGTGGCACAGTGGAATGAGCGAGCTGGAGTAGAAAAAAAGTATCGGGAGATTACTGATTCCGAAATATTAGATCAGAAGTCATTCATCCAGGAAGAGTACCGGGAACTGATGGAGGATGGATTCGATATGAACAATCGCCGGGAAGTTGTTGATGCGTGCGGCGATCTCTTGGTAGTCGTTGCCGGAATGCTATATCGATTGGGGTACAACCCAGAACGTGTACTGCAACTCATCAATGACAGCAACTACAGTAAGTTCGTATATATTTCATCCGATGCTCATGCTACGATGGAAAAGTACAGTAGCGACCCTCGATATGACAACGTATCGGTTGATGATAAAGGAGTGGTGCGAGGGACGGTTATAGAAACCGGAAGTAACAAGATTCTGAAGGGGATCAATTACGAACCTCCAGCCTTGGATAAGTTACACGGGATTTCCTAAATAGGAAGGTAACGTATGGAGTCCCGCAATGTCACACATCATTTTCACTGATGAAGAAAAGAAAGCACTCTTTGATGAAAGTTGTACGTTGGAGTATACCGACGATGACGATCTGGAAGAAGAGTGGGAGTATGAAGATAGTCTGAGTGAAGAGAATTTCTTCTTTGAAGATTTTCTCCAGGAAGAACTGGATCGTTTGGATGAAGACAATCTGGAAGAAGCGGGTGGTCTTCAGCGGCATGTAGACTCGAAGGGCAAGGTCACTCGAAAGAAGTCTCGGAAAGTCAGATCCAGGCGAGCAACCCAAACGACTGGTCGCTCTAAAACTGATAGGAAGCGTTCTGCGCGTAAAGCATCGAAGACCCGACGTAGAGACGTTGGAGGTCAAAGAAAGGCACTGAAGAAGCGTAGGAAGGCTTTACGGAAACGTAAGAGCATGAACATCAAGTAATATAACAAGACCCACTAAAATAAAATAACTTCGACCCCGGCCTTCCGGGGTTTTTTCGTTTCATACCCCATCAGAATCGACTGTCTGGGTGTCTGTCCCGCTGTCTGTCCCGCTGTCTGGCTGGGTGGGGGGACGTGTCAGGTTTTTTTCGGACATCTGAAACGACAGCCGTTTGTAACAAAATGTTAAACGCTATTGACAAACACTGTTAGAAAATGTTAATCGCGTGCGCCCGCGCAAAAAAGTTTGTAACAAAATGTTAAACGCTATTGACAAACACTGTTAGAAAATGTTAATCGCGTGCGCCCGTTTCACTATATAAAATTTTATTTTTTCATAATATTGCCAGGTGTTCAATAAGTTATAAAAAAAAGTTTTTTAGATGATTTCGATATAAAAAAATATCGAATGAATTAACACAAAATTGAAAAAACATGGTTTAATGCGTCATCGAATCAGGAAATATTTAAAATTAGATTCGATACCGCTTTTTGCGCTTGCGCTAAAAAGCGGAAAACGTTCGCGGTGCTTACTGCCAGTGGTACGATAACCATGCAAAAGTGTAGGCGGAACATGCTGTAGGATGGCCGTGTTGACTGTGTTGATATATCGCGCTCGCAAGTGATTATCATTCGCATCTTCGGAAGGCTGCATTCTTTTAAGCGACAATGATATGTGTTTTG